CGTCGTTTATTGCGGGTGTCGCCAATTGCGCCGCCCAAGTGGTCAACTCTGTAGAGAGCGCGGTCGCGGCAGTCGTGGCTCCGCTTGCGGCCGTTGCATCACAGGTTCAGGGGTTGATCGCAACAGCCGAGAACACTGTCGCAAACGTCGCGGGTGTTCTCCCGGGCGTGCCAGCGGCGGCCAACGTCTTTAACGCGCTGGCGACAATGAATTCGGCGGTCCAATTGCCCGAGTTGTACCAGATGCGCAGCATTTGCGCCCGGATGCAGGTCAACTTGCCGCTCGTCGCGATGCCGACCAGCGCGCAGACGATCACCGTTGGCGGGGGCGACCTATACACCATCGCGGCACAGCAGTATGGCGACGCGGGCCGATTCACTGACATTTTGGCGGCCAATCCTCAGCTTGGCGGCGATCCGATTCTGACCGGCATCAACACTCTGACCATCCCAGCCTGACATGATCAACACCCCCCCGACCGTTGGCTCGCTCGTTGCGCCGCGGGCGATCCTTCAGGTGGGCTCGAAGGTCATCAACTGGACGAGTTGGGACGCCGGGCACAACGGCATCAATGAGGCGGGAACCATTAGCATCGAGGTGCCGTCGGTATTCACAGACTGGGCCTGGTGGACGCAGCAGACCGAAATTCTTGTCGACGTGTATGTGGGTTTTCCAAAAGACCCGCGGAACTACTCGGCCAGCGACCTCACGCTATTGCAGACCTATCGTATTGATTCGATCCGGCTCAACGCCATGACGGGCGGCATTTCCCTGTCGGGCCGAGACCTGACCGCGCTACTGGTCGACAAGAAGATCGATATCAAGTTCCAGAACCAGACGGCCAGCCAGGTCGCTACCTACTTGGCTCAGCAAGCTGGGTTGATTCCGAACGTGCAGCCAACAACCGGCCTTGTCGGGGCATTTTTTGCGGCGGACCATGTGAGCCTGCACCGGCAGCAGTCGATGTGGACGATTCTCACATACCTCGCGCAGCATGTGGGTGTGCAGTGCTTCGTGCTGGGGCGCACGCTGTATTTTGGGTCGTTCAGCGCGGCTCTGTCGAATCAGCCTTATTTGATTCAGTACACCCCGCCGACCACCCAGCGGCCCTATCCGACGTCCAATGCAACGAGTCTCGATTTCGAGCACGATTTGACGCTCGCGAACGATGTATCGGTGACCGTGCGCAGCTATCACGGCGCGAAAAATCAGGTCTATACCTCGCTTGCCACGTCGAGCAAGACGGCGAAGCGCATCGAACATGACGCGACGCTTGCGCAGTCGGTGCAGGAGTACAGCTTCACGTTCAACGACCTGACGCAGGCCCAATGCGATGCCAAGGCGCAGCAGTTGCTTGGGCAGATCAGTCAGCACGAGATGAAGATGTCGGCCAATCTACCCGGCGATACGCTGATCTATCCGTGGACGCCGGTCATCGTGCAAGGCACCGGGACGCCATTCGACACGACGTATGAAGCCGCGCGGATCCGGCGCTCGTTTCGGGTCGATCCGCCGAAGTTCGAGACCTCGGTGCACGGCAAGACCGTAACGGACGCGCAAACGGTGACATTGACATGATCGAGCACATCAAGCGGGTCGTGTCTGAGTTCATGGCTGGTTTTGCGTCGACCAAGTACGGACAGATCACCGCATACAACCCAAACGATTACACCGTCAAGGTGATGATCATGCCGACCAAGGACGAGACGGGTTTCATCCCGCTCGCCGCGGCATGGGTCGGCAACAACTTCGGCGCCGTGTTCGGGCCCGGCATCGGTGACTCGGTGCGCCTAGATTTTATGGATGGCAAGGTCGAGGCGACGGTCGTTGGCGGCCGGTTCTTCAATAATTCGGCTCGACCGCCGATCGTGCAGTCCGGTCAGGCCGCGATCATTGATAGTCAGGGCTCATACGTCAAGCTGAATAACGACGGGACGATGAGCTTCAACGCCGCGACAGGGATGTATTTCTCGGCGCAGACGATCGCTATGCAGGCGAGCCAGACCATCGGGTTGACCGCAGGTACCGAAATCACCAACTCGGCGCCAGCAGTCGAGATCGATGGGCAGTTGACCCAAGGTACCGGGCCGCAGGGTGGCACCGCAACGCTAAACGGTCCGGCTACGGTCAATAACGACCTCACCGCCGAAGGCAAGAGCGTGCACAACCACACGCACACGGCACAGGGCGCCAACGCCGTCACCACACCGCCCAACTAGAGCCAATTTATGCCTGACAGTTTTCACTGGTGGGGCCAGGACACCCAGTTCTCGGCCTCGGGGGATGACTTGCTCGCGACCGGCGTGGCGGAATTGAATCAGCGCATAGTACGCGCGCTGCTGACGCCACCCGGCACGTACATCTGGCATCCGACGTATGGCGCCGGCCTAGGTCGTTTCGTCGGCAAGGCGCTCTCGGTCGAAGAGTTCGCGCTGATCAAGTCACTGATCACTGCCGTGCTGGCGATTGAGCCTGACGTGCAAAAGCAGCCGCCGCCGACCTTCACCTACCAGAACGATGCTACCGGCCTGCTGAGCGTGGCGATCAATTACATCTACGCGCCCACGGGCGTGCCGCAGACCCTCAACTTCAACGTCCCGGCATATGGCTCTTAATACGCAAAGTTTCACGACGATCGTTCAGCAGCAGGTTGCGGCGATCCAGTCGGCGGTAGCGAAGGCAGGCGGCGCAGTCGTCACCCTCCTATCGTTCGTGATCGGCTCGCTTGAGCTGGCGCGCGTTGAAGCGGTCGCTGGCGTGTCGATGTGGCTACAGTCGCTCGTGATGACGCTGCTCGCCGTGACACGCCTGTCGACGTCGACAGGAGCCGATATCGACAGTTTCATCGCTGACTTTGGCTGCCCGCCGCGCGAGGCTGCGGTGTCTGCCACTGGTCAGGTGGTCTTCTCGCGTTTCACGCCGACGAATGCGGCGACGATTCCGGCGGGCGTTTATACGCCGAACGCGAGCGGGACCGGGGGCAGTTATTCCGGTGGCGCCATGACGCTGACGGCAGACGGAACGCAACCGTTCCAAGTCATACCGGACCCGACGCAGACCTATTGGAATGCCGCAGCGAACGCCTACATTATCCCGGCTGGCGTGACGAGCGCACAGGTCACGGTGCAGGCGTCGAACGCTGGCATACAGGGCAACGTTGCCGCCGGCAGCATCACGACGATCTCGACGGCCATCGTCGGCGTCGACACGGTGACCAATTCGAGCTCGCTCGAGAATGGCGTAAATCAGGAAAGCGACGCGGCGGTGCAGGCCCGGTTCCAGGTCTATGTCCAAGGCCTGCGCGCAGCAATCGCAACGGCAGTCGAGTCGGCTATCGAAGGCGTGCAGCAGGGCATCCAGTACGAGATTGTCGAGAACCAGACGCTCGGCGGCGTCACGCAGTACGGATTTTTTTACGTGATCATCTCGCCGTTCACGACGCAACTGCACGACGCGGTTTATTCGGCCATCAACGCGATTCGCGGCCTCTCGATCACGTTCGCGGTGTACGCCGCAACGCAACTCACAGCCAACATCGCGGTGAGCGTCACCGCCGCGCCCGGCTACTTGCTGGCGAACGTCGAGGCGGCGGTCACGACGGCAATCGAGAATTTCATTGCATCGGTGCCGCTCGGCGGCACGCTGTCCTATTCGCAGCTTTATTCCGCGATTTGGGCCGTGCCGGGCGTGGCGATCCCCGTAACCGGTCTGACGATCAACGGCGGCACGTCTGATTTGGTTGCGACTGCAACTCAAGACGTAGTTGCGGGCACGGTATCGGTGAACTGATGGCCAGGGGAGATCCGCAGGATATTTTCAGCCGCCTGAAGGCACAGATCCCGAAGTCGTGGTTCCAGTCATCCCCGAACTTCGACGCGACGCTACAAGGCCCTGCATGGGCGCTTTCGTCGATCTACGCGCAGATCACCTACGCGACGCTGCAGACGCGCATCGGCACGGCGACCGACGGCTATCTCGACCTGATATCGAATGACTTCTTCGGCACCGCACTGCCGCGGCTGACAAACGAACAGGACGGCCCATTTCGCGCGCGCATTCTCGCGAACCTGTTTGTCAAGGGGCCGACGCGCGCCAACATGTCGGCGGTGCTCACCCTCGTAACTGGTCGCACGCCGGATATTTTTGAGCCGAGCAATACGACTGACTCGGGCGGTTGGGATGGCGCTTTCTATTGGGATACCGGCGTCGGCAAATGGGGTGCGCCGATGCCATACCAGAGCTTCGTGACTGCATACCGGCCGATCACCAGTGCGCAATCTCTCGGTGAACTCGATTCGTGGCGCTGGTCGTTCGATTCATACGGCGCCTGGTCTGATTCTCCGGTCACATCAATTACCGACGCCGCAATCATCGCCGCCGTCGAATCAACCCGCATGACAGGCACGGTCGTTTGGCTACGCATAGCCAACGGGCCGATCACGCCATAACCGCACTAAACCTGCACTCATTCAAGCCGCCTTCGGGCGGCTTTTTTCGTTTCTGGAGCTTGAATGGATCGCCCAACCGTTTACACACAGGAACAAGGCCGTAGCGTCGATTTCCTGTTCGCCGCGCGCTCGACCATGATCGGCCTGGGTAAGTTGGCGCAAGCCGCCTTCGGCAGCAATACGGTGGTGCGCGGGTTGGCTGTGACGCCGAACTCGCCTGCCGCCTTGAACGTGCTTGTCGGCATCGGCGAAATCTACTCATTGGCGGACGTCGATGCTACGCCATGGGGCGCGCTACCGGCTGACACGACAGATGTCATTGTGAAGCAAGGCCTGAATATGGCCGCGCAGACCATCTCGACGCCGGCACCCGCAACAAGTGGCTTTAGCGTCGCCTACCTGATCGAATGTCAGTATCAGGATCAGGACACGAACCCGGCTGTTTTGCCTTACTACAACAGCAACAATCCCCAGATTCCACTGAATGGACAAGGCGGCAACGGTGCGCCGCAGGCAACGCAGCGCCAAGGTTTTTGCGTCATCCAGGCGAAAGCCGGTATTGCAGCCGCGACCGGCACGCAGGTAACGCCTTCGGTCGATTCTGGCTGGACGGCACTCGCAGTAGTCATCGTCGCCAACGGCGCGACCACGGTCACCTCCGGAAACATCTCCGTGCCGGTGGGCGTGCCGCAGATCTCGAGCCTGCTGCAGATGATGCAAACCGGCTCGACCATCTACGCCGTCGATACCAGTACTTCCGCTAACACAATCACACTGGCACTCACCCCGGCTGTGACGTCATATACGGACGGTGAGCCGATCCGTTTCAAGGCTGCGAATAGCAATACCGGAGCCTGCACGATCAACTGGGGCGGCGGATCGATTGCACTCAATGGTGCGAACGCGGCGCTTCAGGGCGGCGAAATCATCGCCGCAAAGCAATACGAGGCGGCGTACAACTCGACCACAGGCACGGCGATTCTGATCGGGCAAACCGCTGGTGCGCTCCAAATCGCCCCCGCTACACAGCCAGCACATGCGGTCCAATTCGGCCAGGTCCAGCAAAACTACGCGTGGAATCATGGTTTCTCCGCGATTACGAGCAGTGGCAATTTCACCGTCCCAGCAAACGTCTATTTTCTGCGGTACAGAGTATGGGGTGCTGGCGCCGGCAGCGGGGGGGTAGGATCTGCTAACAATGGTAGTGCGGGCGGAGGCGGGGCGGGCGGATTTGCTGAAGGCATTATGGCCGTCACCCCGGGGCAAGTCATTGCCGCAACCATAGGAGCGGCGGGCACCGCTGGCGGCACAGGTGGCGCGGGTACCGCAGGCGGAACGACTTCGTTCGGATCTATCAGTGCAACCGGTGGCGCAGCGGGACAGGCAAATACCACTACTGGCGGCAACTCT